GGCAACTACTACGGCAGAAATACCTCCTGCTGCCAAAATATCTGAATTTACATTGCTGTACTTATCCTTTTCAAAGAGTGATTTTACATCCACATTTTTCCATTCGCTGTTGACCATCCAATTAGTTACAGCCAAGGGAAATCCTGACAAAGCATTTTTAAATACTTCAACATTAGTATCCAATATAGGCTTATCAATTTTTACAGTAGAGTCCTTGTCGCCCACGGTAACATGCAAATAACCCCTCATCCCAAGCGAAAGTTGAGCATTTTCATAATTAGAAATCAATGCTTTTTTAGAAAAAGGCTCTAAACAAGCAGAAACCATAGGTATAGCATACTTAACCCAGTCTTCCTTTAATCCGGTTAAACAAAACGTGCGCTCTGGATCAAGTTGAACCCACTGGCTATTACCATTTTTAATTGCTTCTTGAATTTCTTCTGGATATCCTGCATATTTTTTCAAAACGGTGTCAATATATTTTTCCTTAACCATCCCAGACATAGATGAAACATTTTTTAATTCCGAAACATTTAAATTTATAACTGGCTCTCCGTTTACACACAAATCTGATATCTGTACTTTATGCACCGGAAGTGTAATTAACGAACCATCTTTTTTTAAATATATGTAAACATTTTCATATTTATAAAACTGCAAAAATATACTTCTTGCAATATCACCAAATCCGATAGATTTATAATGCTCCATATATTTTGTTTTTGTTTTCTCATTACTTCCAGTGAGCTTCCAACCACCGCTAAGTGAAAACGGCACATAGACATTTTTAATTATTCCTCTATAGATTTGATCTTTGTCAACAAAGTAATCGGAAAGAGCGTATAAATCATATATATGTTTTTGCTTATCACGAAGTATAACATCGTAATTAAAGCCCTTAATCTCGCCCTTATACGTTATTGACTTATTATCATAGGTGGCAATTTGAGTTTTGTCATTAATTACCGCCCCCCAAGCAAGTTCTGGTTCAACAGATGCAGTTTGATTTTCTATAACAACTTGTGAATTTTTATTTTTACTACCTTTAGGTCTAGACAAACATCTCACCACCTTTATATAATTATTTATAACAACTTATAAAAATTGATTTGTTGAAATTTAAAAAGTTGAGGTTACGCCCCAACATATATCCCCAGAATCTCTTAATTTATCCTTATTTTCATCTTCGAGTTCCCTAATAAAATCTAACCCCATGGCACAGCAAGTATACCTATCCTTACGCATGTTACTTTCTATTTTTTCATACACAACATTATTAGAAGAAGTTGTTCTTTGCCTAATATTACTCATTTCAAATATTAAAGCATCAGTTTCTAAAAATACTGCTGTTTCTTCAATAGACAATTGCACTTTATCTTCTTCGTCTCTGGTTAATTCCACAGAAGGAATAGGCAATCTCAATGTCTTGTTTTCTAATGATAATTTTAAATAAGTTGCCATACTATTGTTTGATTTATTATTCGGGACAACTGCTCTTATAATCACTAAAGCACCAGGAATATTCATTCTTCTTTCATCGTCATCAGGAACTAATGGAGGATATTCTTTATTAGTATCGGGATCAACCCATACAGAATCTAGCAAAGGAATTAAACCTTCACCTATAGCATTAACGTCTATAACTATTTTTACTGTATTTGGAAACTCTATATATGCTTTTCTAATTTCTTCTGCTAACTGATCAAGTTGAAACCCATGATAAGTTTTAATTTTAACCAAATCTTTAAAATAAGTTCCATTATTTCTTTCTTTAAGCTTATAAACCTGTAAGCTTGCATTGTCTCCCCATTTTTCTTCACTAGTTGCGGGATCTAAAATAATTATATACTTTGATTGGCTACTTTTAGGCTGCCTAATTTCAATTTGTTTTAAAACTCTACAAGGCTCAGATAAATCAAATGGAAAATGTGAACCTTCAGCACTTCCAACAAAAATACCCTCCCACTCATATTGAAAAACAGATTTCGGCGATTCCAATTTGGCTTCTTCTACAAAAGCCTTCTTAATAATACCAGTTCTTATACCAGTTTTAAAATGCAATGCGCAAGCAAAATAATTTATATTACCTTCAGATATCCTATCCAATGCAAATTTAAAACGATCAAACAATGAACAAGTCTTTAAATATGCAGATGAAATTTGAATAAGTTTGCTATCAATATCATTTATTTCTTCTGGTTTAAATCCCTTATTTAGCATATCATAATAAACTTGTCTTTGCTCTTGCAACATAGGCTTTATTATTTCTGGAAACATTTTATTCTTCACTAATCTAGATTCATCTACAACTACAAATTTGTAGCGTGAGCCTCTAGCCCCATCTCCAGAGCTTCCTAACGCAGTTGTTTCAATAAAACTACCTGATTTTAGATTTACAATACATTGATCTTTTGCTATTTTTATTGGAAATATAATTTCTCTAGCTATATTTGGATATGTTGGGACAAGTTTCTTATCTATATACCGTTTTATTACAATATTAGCCTGTTTAACATTCCCAGACATAATACCTATTGGAGCACCACTATATAAAACACCTAATGCCAACAATATAACTGCAATAAGCCATGTTTTACCTATAGAACGAGGCTCAATTAAAATTGTATTATTCGAATTGCCAACTTCTCTAGCAATTACTTTTTGAAAATCAAAAAGTCTAACTTCAAATACTTCTTCAATAAAAATATCTAAATGCTTCCTATAAAAATCTATTTGTTTATGCCATTCTTCAATATTTAAAATTTCAACTTTCTTTATTGGATCATAACTATATGAACTATCTGTATTTTTAAAATTACCGGATTGATTTATTTGCCTTTTTTTAGAATAATTATTCGCCATCAGACACACCCCTTAATGCCTTAAAAGTATGCCTAAATTCTTCCAATAAAATATCAATAGAATCTCTTTCAAAAATAACCTTTGATTGAACAAAACCATCTTCTTCAATTCTTTTAACCAATTCACCGAAAGACCCCAAACCAGAAATATCATTCGGGGTTCTTGTTTTTTCTGAAAATTTTGCAGATTGGCATAATGCATCAAATATTTCTCTTGCTTCTTTCCATTTTTTATCAGCCCCAACTATGCCATTTAACATTTCTTCATAACATTTATCAGTATGTAAACTAGCTTGTGCCACCTTCATTGCATAGTCATGATGATTGCGAGTAACTATTGTATAATCATTTTGTAAATCTTGATAATACTTTTCTAAGTAATCTATATCATCTTGGATATACATTCCACGCCATTTTTTTGAATATATTTTTTCATCATTCGGTATATTTTGATTACTTTCACTATTACTGATAGCAAGAGAATTATTGTTAATTTCTTTTTTTATTCTATAATATTGAGTCTTTCCCATACTTTTAAAATACTCATTTAAAATTCTCTTCGTTAGCATGTCTTGCTTTTCTATCGTATTTAAATTTTTATATTTTTCGTCTTGCTCAAGTTTGTCTAAGGTGTATTTATTAACCCACTCCCACAAATCTTCAGAAAACTCTCTGTAGTTAATTTCACAATATTCTTGAAGTGTGATTTTATCTTTAATAAATTTTTTTACACATGAAGTACACCAAAGATCGGAACATTGGGATTCTTTGAGATCCCTATGTGTATAAAAATTCCCCGATATTTTTAGTTTCTTATGGCATTTTTGACATTCCTTAGACATTAAATCTAATCCCAAAATTCTTCACCTTCTCTCCTTTAAGACAAAATAAAAAAGCAGCCATATTTCAGACTACTTTAATAACCAATCACATATAATTCTTTAATTAGTTCTAATTCACCATCATCATTTAGCATATAATTAAAACTATGATAGTTTTCCAATACACCATTTTGTTCTATATAATATTGAATTAACTTATTACACAACTCCAAATTTTCTTTTATATCTTTTTCCCACAAATATAAAATTTCTATATTTTTATACTTTTTAATATATGTATGCTTACTTTTATCTTTGTGAATTATTTTACTTTGTCTACTATTTTCCAAATTCATAACTGGATTACAATGATAAAAATTGCCCTGAACTTCAATCATTAAATTACAATCAGACAAATAGTAATCAACTAAATAATATTTACAATTGTATTCTTCTGTATATTTCACATTCATCTCTGTTAATGAATCTCTAATCGTCATTTCCGGCTGTGTTTTTTTGAGTTTGAAATCGCCTTCACACAAACGATTGATTGCCCTTTCTGCTGCGGCTTTCTTCATATCTTCATCCCACAATTGGCTACGATCACCAGTATAAGGATTATTTTCTCCTTTTAAATATTCAGAAAGAAATTGAACTCTACATTCAGTACTGCAAAAGTGATGTTCATACACACCAAAACGCTTCTGAGTCATGGATAAAGGTTTGCCACAAATTTCACATTTATAATTAACCTTTTCAACCCATCGAGGGCTATTCTCACCTTTATTATCTCCAATAAGTTCTAAATTTTTAATTCCTATTTCACATTGCTGTTTATATAAATAATCATTGTCTTTTCGCAATTCTAACTTACTAGACATACTAACTACTGATTTAAAATTTCTATAGCTAAAAAACCTTTTATATAAATCTTTGTTTGACATAAAAGGATAATTGTCTTTCAAAATTTGAAACTCTTCATCTGACCACCAATTATTCTTTTTGATTCCTAAACTATTAGCTTTTCTTATAATTTCATTTATTTTTCTATTAAAATGTTTTTCTAATTCATTATTATCAACCGAAGCATAATTTTGAATAAGATAATTTATTTCTTCCTTAGACCAGTTTCTGTATTCTAAATAATTTTTATCTTTTTTGATTTTCAACTTTTTTGCTTTATCAAATAACTGATCTTCTGTCCTATTAGGAAAATATTTCTCAACTAATTCTTTATTACTCATAAACGGATAATTTGTTCTAAATAATTCCACATCTTCTTTATTCCATCTCATTTTAACAATCCCTCCAGAATATAATATTTGATTTGACCGTCCTCCAGAAAAATAAAATAGGAAGGTGTTTGCCTAGAGGAGCAAACATCGTGGGTAATTACTCCACTACCTTCCTTAAAATATCTTATATGAAATTTTAGTCTCAC